CATTGAACTTGCGAAGGTTTTCACGTCTTTACTTGCATTTTTAGACGCTTTCGCCATTTTTTCAGTCGACTCAGCAACTTTTTTTATTCCATCACCTTTAGTCAGAAAACCAGTTATTGCCCCAACCCACTCTGTCGCTTTATCCACTGCATAAGATAATGGTTTTTCGAGTTTTTCAAATATAGCAATCTTAAGACCTGAAAAAGCACTAGATAGCAACTTTATTTTGCCATCAAAATTGTCTAACTGATCCGCTGCGGATTCACTTGCCGTTTTTGTGTTCTCTAGGTTTTCATTGAACTTCCCAAACTGCTTAGAAGCATCATTCACTATCGGAATTAACTTTTTAGCCATTTCAGTCCCAAAGATCCTAAAGATCTGAGATTGACTTGCACCTGTTTCCTGAAGCTTTAATAAAATATCTTTGAATTTAGTAGTTTTGGGATCTACTTCATCCATAGATAAACCCAACTCTCCATAGGCCTTTATCATGTCTTTAGTAGGATTAGACATTCGACCTAAAGTACTAGCAAGCGCAGTTCCGGCTTCTGCTCCTTTTGTCCCTGTATTATGAAACACTGCTAAAACTTCATTCAACTCTTGAAAAGATAAACCTGAAGCCTTGGCAGTTCCTATTGAATTGGCTATCGCTTCTTTTAATTCATCGAACTCAACATCAGCCGCACCCAACGACTTATTCATTATATCAACAGCCTGTCTAGCGTCTAACCCAGAGTCCTTGTAGATATTCAGAGCCAACGCTGCTGACTTCGCTGACTTCTCTATTGAAGTGTTTTGTGCGGATGCAAAATCCATTATTGCAGCCGTGTTTTTTATAACTTGCCCGGTGGAAAACCCCGCTCTCTTTAAAACTTCAAAGCCTTTCGCTGCCTCGGAAGCTGTAAAGGCAGTAGTAGCCCCTATTTTTTTGGCCTCCCCTGATAATGCGTTGAACTCCTTAGCCGTTATATTAGCCACCGACTTTACTTGCGACATTTGCTTTTGAAAAGCTGAACCTTCATCAACAACACTCTTAAACGCTCCGCTTAATGCCCCCGCAACTGAACTAGCAACACTAAACGCCGCATTTAATCCGACCGCTGCGTTGCCTATGCCGCTTAAAACCCTCGAGGCTTGATCTCTTGCTGAGATTGTCAGTTCTATTCTTGACATTTAATCCTTTTTCAACTTCTTAGAAATTTGCTTTTCAGCTTCCTGTTTAATGAGAGTGAAGATCCTCGGAACGTAATTCGGCTGGCAGTAAAGCGGATTATCATCAGGAAAACACCATTGTTGGAATCCATGCTCAGTATAATTGAAGCAGGAATTAAATATTTCAATCCAAGATGACACGTACAATCCCTTAAGTACAAAATCACCGTGCATCCTGGATATAGTATATGCCTGACTTACTAATTTTAGACTTTTTTTTCCTCATCTTCTGTCAAGTTAGACATCGTGATCAATGCCATCATCAACATGAACAAGTTAGGAAGCATTGCTCCAATTTTAATCAAGTCTTTCAACTCCGCTTCTTTAACTACACCGTCCTTTTTAATTTCGATTCCGTTTAATTCTCCCGTAAACTTAGTTAAAACTTCTTCAAACAGTTTCAACACTTTAGGATCTGAGAGGACTTCTAACCCCCTTTTTTCCATATCCTCACCGCTTACATCTTTAACGAGCGGTAAGATCCTTTGATAAGACTGAACATCTAAAGCCTTCACTTCAATTGTTGCGTCTTTTACGTTTGGAAAATCAATAGTTTCGAAATCTAAAGAAATTAACATTTTGCCCCTTTTTTAAGTTTATTAATAATATGTGTGAGTATTTTCTAATGTGATTTTCATAGTATCGTTTGAATTAGCGTTGAACATTGCTCCTGCCGTGAAACTAGCCTCAACGATACCTTGCCCACCGGCAACCGGCTCAAACGTCTTGAAACGCATTGAAGGCATATCAATCTTTAACGTGTGAGGACTCTGAGCATTAACAAAGTTCAAAATAAATTGATTTTCTGCCTGAGCTTCAAACGCTTGCTGATAACTATGCGATTGATAAAGCATAGTACCAGTTATCTCGATTTGTTGTGGAGCTGTTCTTTTGATCTTGTACGGTGTTTTTGATCCCGTTAACGTGTAGACAGCTTCAAGATTATTATTAATATTGATAGTCAGATCTCTTAAATCTACAACAGTTGCTCCGTTGTATGTCGCTGATACCTGGTCCCATAGAAAAGGAGCATCAGTTGGGAACGTTGGAGTTGAATTTGCTACACGAGAAACTCCAGCACCGATGAATCCGCAAGTCATATTTAGCAACTGACCGTTTGCGATATTCAATGAGATATTATTACCGATCAAGTCATAGTAAAGCATACTTGATCCCACGTCCCTAAACAACTCCATTGTCATCGGAGTCATTGCCGCTCTTGCTCCAAAGTCTTCAGTTGCGGGATTAAAAATATGGATCTGTTTCCCTGTATCACTAGTAGTACTAGTCAACCCTACAACAGACTTTAAGAAATGACCAATTGTAGTTGGTTGAGCGTCAAGAGTAAGATCCCCTTGGACTAGATGTGCTCCAGCATGATATGGACTCTCGGAGAAACGAGAATACATATTTGCTTCAGTTAACTGTTCAATAGTATGAGTAATTCCTTCAGTTGTGAAAGGGATATACTGTAAACTTGTAGTTTGACTTGTGCCGTAAGAATCCTGAAAATTGATCCCCACGTGCGATTGCATTCCGTATCCGGCCATGACTGCATCCTCAAAATAAAGAAGGTTTAGATTTTCATCTATTAAATTGTTAAGTGATTCATCTGCTAAGAAGTATTTAGTCATTACTCTACATCTTTAGACTTCTTGACAGTTTTAGTTTTCGCCCCTTTTTTTTCTTCAGCTAGTCCTTTACCAATAAGATCTTGACCTAACTTTTCAGCAACTACAATTTTATCTCCTGTTGTTACTAATCCAAGCAATTTATTAAGACCACTCGCACCTAAATAAATAATCTCTAGCATAATACCTGATATTGGAGGTTTATTTGATCCATAAATAGCACGTCTTCATTTTCTAGATCAACTTGAAATGGATTTATAGATAATTCCATCAAATTCAAAACAGTATTATCTAGTTTCTTATTTGCGTTTACAGCGTTCAATATTAATGTGTTCAACTTGTCTAACTCTTCCCTGTTCTCTTCTGCGTTGTCATATCCGTAAATCTGAGAATAAACTACAAAGTTGTGAGTCGCCATCCAGGGAACTGTCGTATTTGCTCGATATGGTTCTATTTGAGTAGAGTCGTAATAAACACCCACCCAAGGCGAAAAGTTAGGATCCGAGTTCATTATATTGTTCAAGCAGAACGAGATCCCAGAGCTGACTAGAGTTGAATCGCTTGCTATTGTCGTAAATAATGCACTTGAAACCGAGTTTACATAAATCATTCGTTAAAATTCCTAGCTAACTGATTTGCATACAATTCGAATACAGGATTTATAATTTCATTCAACTGTTTTTTGTCTGGAAAAATCTTCCTTTGTGGCACTTTAACCCTCTTCCCTCTGAAACTAACTGTACCGCCGTTTTCATGCAAACTAGAATAATTTACTTTCGATTTAACAATTCCATGATTATTGTTTGCGCTTATTTGCCAGTTCCTTTTTAGATTACCTCGGTCTTTTAATATTTTTTCATTCCCAGAACCACGACCGCCAAGCCTAGCACGCCTCATCTCGATAGTTACCTCAGAAAGCTCTTTCCAATGATACTTTGGGTTTTTATGGTTTCTTCCTTCAGCTTCAAAGTTCTTCTGAATCCATTTATCAACCGCAACGGCTGACGCAAGTAAAACTTTTCTTCTATCTCTGATAGATCTTAAAAGTTCCCTTGATTTTCTATCATAGTCTGAGCTGTCTCTTTGAATTGTAATTAAAGACATTAATAATCCCTGTCATATTCATCTTGAATCAAATCAGGATCTACCCTCTGATCAATTGAACATCTCTGATCAAAAGTCGGTTTATAGTCCTTCGTATTACTCCAAGGATTGCCTTTTACAGAATCCGAAAACAACCCTGTGCCGTCATCTTGAATCATCGGGCTGTTACCGTCTTTGAAGTTCTCCAGTCTCCTATTTAATTCTCTCCACAGCTCATCAGAGTCACGCAAATTTCTAGTCCTAACAAGAATCCCGTACATTGCGAAATGAATAGATAAATCCTTCGCTGTTAGATTATTACTAGAAAATGGAGTTGTAAAGTACGCTCCAAGAGATTCATTAAGTCTTAGATAGCCATACTCTAGCCAATAGGACGAAATATCATTCTCAGTCATCCCTTTTACCGAGTAGACTGCCGTAAACTCTGAATAAACTGCGTAAGCTGGCATTATAAATACTTCCCTTCTAGATTTTTAGTTTTCTCATCAAAAAGCAAA